AAGTGTTGAGAAGAAGTGTAAATAACATAATAGAAGACGACGAATAATGCCTGAAAAATTACCCATAGTTGAAGAAGCTTTAAGAAGGGCAGGAGGTCTTTATATAGAATACTTGCAAGATGAGCTAGAATACCAAAAGCACGTTGCATCAGGTAATCTAAAAAATGGTTTCTATGTTAGAGTACATTATGCGGGTGGTGGTTTAAGAATGGACGTTATGAATAAGTATGCCTATATGGATACTGTAAATAACGGTGCTAATAGAGTAGATGTAAACTATGAAACATTATATGAGTGGACAAAACAAAAAGAAGCTAGAGGGGAACTAAGTTTTTCAAGCCCTAGTAGAAGAAGTTATTTTATACATAAAGTAAAATCTGAATTAGAAGATGGTTATTTAACTAAGGGAGGTGAAAGGGTTGCTCCTAGAAGATACTTTTTTATAGAAACAGCATATGATACTGCTAATGCTCAGGGTGTTCTTGACGGTATAGAAAATAGTGTTTCAGACCAAATAGAAGCTGTTTTAAATAAATACGGAAGTTTTAAAGCGATACAATTAACAATATAACAAGAAGAAAATGGCAAAAAAATTAGCTATAGAAGTAGAAATAAAAAATATTAAAAGAGTTGCAGATTTAAAAGCTGAATTAAAATCTTTGCGTAAAGAACAAGTTGAATTAGAAAAACTTTCTAAGACAGGTAGGTTTACGTCAAAAAAACAGGAAGAACAATATATTAAAAATTCTAGAGCAATAAAAGATAAGTCTGCGAAACTTAGAAATCTAAATAAAAATTTAAGAGAATCTACTACAAATACCACTAAGGCTACAAAAGCTTCTAATGGTATGGCTAAACAAATAGTTAAAGGAGCTGCTGCTATTGGTGTTATTGTTACAGCTTTTAGAACTGTAAATAGAGCGATATCATCTGTAGTTACTACGTTTACAGAATTTGAGTTTGTAATGGCAAAAGTAAATGCAATTTCAGGAGCTACTGAAGAAGAATTTTTTGCTTTAAATGAATCTGCTAAAGAATTAGGTAGAACGACGTTTTTTACAGCAGAACAGGTAGGTCAATTACAACTTAATTTTTCAAAATTAGGATTTAGTGCTGAAGAAATAATGAACGCACAAGAAGCTACTTTAGCATTAGCTACTGCTACAGGAAGTGACTTAGCAAGAAGTGCAACTGTTGCCGCTTCTGCAGTAAGAGGTTTTGGTTTAGATGCTTCTGAAACTCAAAGAGTTGTAGATGTTATGGCTGTTTCATTTGCAACATCAGCTTTAGATATAGAAAAATTTCAAACTGCTATGACTAAAGTTGCTCCTATTGCTAAGGCAGCAGGATTTTCTATAGAAGACACCACAGCTATAATGGCTAAATTATCTGACGCAGGTATTGAGGCGTCTATTGCAGGTACATCTTTAAGAAATATATTTTTAAAAATGCAAGACCCTGCATCTGATTTAAGTCAAGCTTTTGGAACTACTATACATTCTTTAGATGAGCTTATACCTGCTATGAGAGAATTTGTAGAACAAGGTGGGGATATGGCTAAAATTATGGGTGTTGTAGATTTAAGACAAGCAGCAGCTTTTGAGCTAATGTTAGCAAGCTCTGATGTGTTAACAGATTATAGAAATAAATTAAAAGATTCTACAGGAGAAGCACAAAGAATGGCTGATATGATTGGTAAAACCTTACAGGGTTCTTTTCTAAAATTTAAATCAGCATTAGAAGGTTTGTCTATCGCTATAATGGAAGATTTTGCAGAAGGTTTAAAATCAGCTACTTCTACTCTAACAACATTTGCAAGTTTTCTGTCAAAAAATAGTGCAGCTATAACAAAGTTAATACAAGTATTAAGCTTTTTCGCAAAAGCTATTGCAGCTTCTTATATTGCACAAAGGATTGCAAACGCAACGATGGTTGCAGGAAGAATAGCTATGGCTGCATATTCAATAGCAACAGGAACAGCCACTATGGCTACAAAAAGATTTATAGTTAATTTAAGAGCTTTAAGAGCCGCTGCAATAAGGACAGGTGTTGGGGCTTTAGTTGTTGTTCTTGGGGAATTAGCTTTTAAACTATTAGATGTAAACGAAGAAACAGACGAGTATATTGATAAACAAAAAAAATTGCAAAAAGAAGCACAATCTTTTATTAATTTACAAGCAACAGAAATAGCTTATACTAAAGAGCAGTCAGATATAAATATAAAATTATTTGAAGAAGAAAAGAAAAGGAGAGAGGATAGGCTTAAATTACTAGAAAAAGAAATAAAAGCTCTAACTGACCCTGATGCTATTCAAGAAATGCAAGACAGAATAGATGTAGACAAAGAGGCTATAAAAGTAATGGAGACCAAAATCAAACACGAAATAGATTTTGAAAAAAGAAGGGCAGATAGTAGGGCAAGAGAAGCTGCTTTAAAAAGCGATTTATTGTATCAGTTAGAACAAGAATTAAAATTAATAAAAGAAACTCCTGCTGCTACAGAAGAAGAAGTTGCTGCTCGTAACAAAAATGTACAAGCTATAGAAAAAGAAATTAAAAGATTAAACGAGCTAGGCATAGAAAAAAAGAAAGAAGTAAAAAATAATGTTATCTTTTATAAAGATTTATATACAAGTTCACACGAGCAATTAGAATTATTAAAACAAGAAGACGAAAAATATTTTGCAGCTCAAGAAGAAAAAGGGAAACAGCGCTTACAAATGTTTCAAGAGTTTTCTAACAGTATATTTACTATTATTGGAAATAACGCACAAAGACGTGCAGAAAGAGATGCTAAGATATTAGAAGAAAGAAAAGAAGCAGGTCTGATTACTGAAGCACAATATGAAGCACAATTAGAGCAAGTACAAAAGAAAGCGTTTGAAAGAAAGAAAAGATTAGACATAGCACAAGCTATTGTAAATGGAGCATTAGCTATGACAAAAGTTGCTTCACAAACAGGTATACTTACTTTTGCTTTTTCACCGTTTATAGCAGCTATGACAGCAGCACAAATTGCAGTTATAGCATCACAAAAATTTGCTAATGGTGGTATGATAGAAGAATTTGCAAATGGTGGAATGGTACACGGTAAATCACACGCACAAGGCGGTGAGAAGTTTGCAGTAGGAGGTAGAGTAGTAGAGTTAGAAGGAGGAGAAGCTGTGATAAATAAACGTAGTACAGCTATGTTTAAAAATCAATTATCAGCTATAAATTCAGCAGGAGGAGGAGTAAAGTTTGCTGATGGTGGTTTAATGAACTTGCCATCTTTTGCACAATCACAATTTAATGCAGTTGGTCAGCAAAATATGATGGGAGCAATAGGGCAAAGTAATAGAGTAGTAGTGGTTGAGGCTGATATAACAAACAGCCAAAATACCGTAGGTTTAATAGAGGCGGAAGCTACATTTTAAAATATAAACATATGTTTGTTAGTAAAAAAGTAAAGCAAGATAGATTAGATACGTGCAAAAAGTGCGATTTTTATAGAAACTTCTTAATGTTAAGATATCCAAAGTGGGATAAAGGAGCAAGGTGTGCTAAGTGTACTTGTTTTTTAGATGCAAAAGCATCTTTAACAAAAGAGTACCAAGGCAAATGTCCTTTACACAAATGGGAGGAGTAAACTAAAAATTATTATATGAGTGTTGAAGCTATAGCTAATAAAATTGATGAAGAAAAAAAACAAGAAATTATAGAGGCTGTAAAAATTAACAGGAATTATATGGATACCGTTGGTAAATATCACCCTGACGGTTTAACTTTTTTGTTTAAAGAATGGCATAGGCATTTTCCACAAATAAAACAAAGAATGGGTTGTATAGGCTGTAGAAAAGCAGTTACTCTTTTTTGGGAAAATGTAAATAAATATTGGCAATCTAATAATTAATATGGCGTCAAGACAAAATAAAGTTAACATAGTATACGATTACATAGATTTAGCAGAAAAAGAAATTGTAAAAAGGTGGAACGAACCAACAACAAAAGATATATTAAGACACTTAATTGAGAAAGGCATTGTAGAGCCAAAAAGATTAAGAAATTATATGATTATATATGATTTTGATTGTATGTTAAGTGCTAACGAAGGCAATAGAACCTATACCTTTATGGATTTGTCAATAAAATATAACATAAGCGAAAGACAAGCTCAAAGCATAGTATACAAAGAAAGAAAGAAGCAGTCTGCATCTGAAAACATT